TAGCGTCCTAACACATTGGACGGGGACGGCTGCCCCTTGCCCGGCCGCCCCCGATCCATCCTGAATGGAGAACACCATGAACCTGTTTCGATGGCTCGCGCGAATCACAGGCATCAGCAAGTACTTCTTGCCATGCCCTGTTGCTCCAGTAGCTGCAGGGACGGAGGACGCACTCGACCGCGCTGCGGATGCAGATGACCGCGAGGTTGCACGTTCGCAAGCGATCGGTGAGGCGTCTGCACGTGCAGCAGATGCAAGCCAGAAGGCAACCACCCAGGCAATGCAGGAGCGGCAACTATGACTCACGACACCGATCCGTCAGAGCTGGCACCAACGCACTACATCCCCGAGTCTGAGATTCCTGGCCCACCATCGGAGCCAACTCTTAGGATCAGCTTGGCCCAGATACGAGACGAGAACGAGCTCAACGCGGCCCTAGGGGCACTCGCCCAGCAGACCGCGGCCGCCACTGTTTTCGAGCTCGAACGGCGCATCCTCGAGCCAGTGAGGGACATGGCTGACACAGTCATCAGCCTGGTGAGCAGGCTGGAGAAGATCGAAAGCGATGTGGCCAAGATCCAGGCGGAGCTGACGTTGCTCAAGGGTCGTCGCGACAGGTTGGGACTCGGAGGCATCGATGGCACAGGATGACGGGTTCGTTGGGGCAATCGGCGCTGACAACGCTATAGCCCGTCGGCAATCAGCAACGGCGCTAGCCAACTCAGAGCAGGCACTGGACAAGGTGGATCGGCTAGGAGGGATGCTGGAGACGCTGGACACCAGGACCCATGAGCATGGCTTGCAGCTGGCTGAATTGAAGACCAACGTCGGACAGCTACAGGGTGACGTCGGACAGCTTCACAAGGTCATGAGCTCGACAGCCACCAAGCTCCTAGGCGCTGCAGCAGCCATCGCCACAACGGTCCTTGGTGGTGGGTACCTGGCCACCCAAAGGGTCACCGAGCAATCGAGGGAGCAGGCGGCGGCAGTCGCCACCACCGTGGCTCGTGAGGACACAGACGACCGTTTGCGCAGACTCATGCGTGAAGCCGTGGCAGAGGGCAGGTCCGAGCGGGACCGTGAGCTCGAGGCGGCCAGGATAGCCGAGCAGCGGCGCATTGTGGCAGCGGAGCGAGCAGCACAGCAGCGTGACCCAGACGAGGGAGAGGCAAGGGCGAACCGCCTTATGACCCGATAGACAACGAGCTCGCCTGTGTCATCAGCTGTAGGTGGTCCACCTCACAACCAGGCGTCAGTGTCTTGACTGTAGCCGAATGTCACCCACAAATACTGGATATTAGCTCGCGCATGATGCAGTCATTATTGGCCTATGTTACTAGAGTAACGATGAACTCTACACATACCTACTGTAAATCCATAGTAATGACTTTACTACTGTTCACGTTGGTTGTTCCGTGCACTTCGATGGCTGAGTCAGCCCCTTTCCCTGACGAAGCAGCTCCTACACCACCATCTGGAGTGGAGATTTACGATAGCGGCACGCGGTGTAAGGTGTCAGAGGATCTGAACAGTGACGCTGAGGAAGAGTGTCGTAGGCTTCTTCTCCCACGCCGCCCGGTAATCTCCGTTCAAACCCCGGGGTCTTTCATCATCGGCAAGGCCTGGGGCAAGGATGGTAATGCGGTAGTATTCGGACCGGCTGTGGGCCTTGGAGTGACCGTAGGCTATCCCTTAGTAACTTCGTCTCTACAGAAGGTCAGTGGCAACAATGGATTGGCGTGGCAACTCCCGACCGACGCCCAGTTTGTAGCTAATATGAACTTCGCGCTCAGCGGGAATCTTGTCGGTCTTACGATTGATGTGGATGATGAGACAGTTGATGACAGTCAGATGGGCTTCACTGCAGGAGCATTCGTTGGGCCGGAATTTGGTCTTGCCTGGTTCGATGGAAACGCTGCCCAGCGAACAGTCTTGGCCATAGGCGTTGTCGGAGCATACCTAGGTCAAGTGGATGGACTCGGTCCGGCATTTCTACTTGGGGTTCAACCATCGCTGATTGTCGATTTCTAAGTCATACTGTCCACCTCTCTCCACGCCAACTGGGCATAGCCAGCGATGTCCACGTAGTGGTCACGGTTCCCTGGACGCTCCACAGCACGAGCCAGCTTGAGCGCGATCATGCAAAGCTGGACCTGATGGGCTGACACACTAGTTCCGAGGATTGCTGACCAGAACTCAGCTGCGCGTTGGTGCACGGCACTCGATCCTCCATGGGACACGGCCCGCTTTGACAGTATGTGCTTGGCTTCGTCCAGTACATCCAGATCTGCTGTATCGTGAGCCATTCTCAACCTCCAAACCAGTCGTCGTATTCCGTCGCCTGTGTGCTCACGTCATCGAGACGCACGCACGAGCCATCCCATCGCATCCGCACGGTCCCCAGTGACCCGTTGCGGTGCTTAGCCAGTATCCACTCCACAATCCCGGGCTCGCTGGTCCCCTTGTGGTAGTACTCGTCTCGGTACAGGAACGAGACCGAGTAGGCATCCTGCTCGATGGCACCAGACTCCCTCAGGTCGCTCAGTTGTGGGCGCTTGTCTTGGCGTTTCTCCAGGTCGCGGTTGAGTTGACTGAGGCACACCATGGCCACATCCAACTCCCCTGCCAGTGCCGTGAGGTGCCGGCAGATGTCACTCACCTCGGACTCCCTCGAGTCTCCCTTGCGTCGCTCCCCGTTCACGAGTTGGAGGTAGTCGACCACCACGAGCGTCGTCTCCACCCCATAGACGCGACGTAGCCTGGCCATCTCACGACGGATCACCGAGCGCAGCTTGGACACCTTGGCGCCCGGACAGTACGTGAGGGACATAGGCCACGCCGATAGGTCAGTGGCAGCAGACGTAACGCTACTCCAGTCGTCATCACGGAGACTGCCGCTCATGATGGCACTCAGGCTCACGTTGGCCTCGCTCGCCAGCAGGCGTTGCGTGAGCTCGTCTCGAGTCATCTCCAGCGAGATCACGACCACGCCCTCACCAGCCTTGGCAGCTGCGGCAGCACACCTCAGCGCGGCCGCCGTCTTGCCCATCCCAGGGCGTCCTGCCATGACGTGGAACTTCCCACGGCGCCATCCCCCACACAGCTTCTGACGCAATGTGAGCCATGAGATGGTAGCAAACTCGACCGCGTCACCAGAGTCAAACTTGGCACTGAGTGCTTGGATCTGGTCCGTCGCCAGCTCCCGCAGGAGGGACGACTCGGACGCTTCACGGCCGTTCGTGGTGGCTGCGAAGATGGCCGACTCCACTTCCTCGAACCACTTTCCAGCGTCCCCTACGTCCCCATAGCCCTCGACCGCCACACGCTTCGCAACGTCAATCACCCGCCTGCGTTGCGCGAGCTCAGCCACGGTCCTGGCGTGCTCATGGACGTTGTGGATTGCTGGCGTTGCATCGATGATCTGAGCGATGTACGGCACGCCGCCCACCTGCTCTAGCTTGCCGCGGTCCCGCAGCTCAGCCGCTACGGTGACGGCGTCCACTGGCCTGGAACCGTCCACCAGAGAGCAGGCAGCCTCCCACACGGTCCGGTTCTCGTACGCGTAGAAGTCAGCAGGCTGTACCACATCTCGGAGCTCGTCTAGTAGTCCTGAGTCCAGCAGGCACGCCGATAGGACTGCCGCCTCGATGTCGAGGCTATGCGGTGGTGGTTGGTTCACTTGGCCCTACGCAGTGCCACCGAGCCCAAATTCACGGTGATTGAATCGATCGGCTTGTCGATGTTTGGAGTTGCCTTGGTGAATTCGATCTGGACCGCAGTGCCAGGAATTGTGAACGGCTTTGATGTCGCGACTGGATCACTCCAGGTTTCTCCGCCATCGAGCGAATAGCGGAACGAAGTCATGGCTTGTCCCCACCAGCCATTGCGAGGATTGCCGACCGTTGCGCTGGGCCTCTCGGCGGTCGTGGTGGAACCGTGACACCGTTGGCCTTACCACGCGCTATCACGGCGTTGCGGCGCTTCACCCGGTCCGCCTCCATGGCAGCCTCATGCTCGGCTCTAGCGCGTTCCGTCTGGGCCTCTGACACTTCGTCGGCAGGACGCTTTGGACGTCGTCCTGGGTCATGCCAGCGGCCGCTGATGGCCTTCGCGAGGCACTTGCGCCAATGGACCACCTGGCGACGGTCAGACGGGTCAGCGATGGCGGTAGCCACGAAGTCGGTGGTGATGACATCGATCGCCCATCCTGGGACCATCGACGACTCGAGGGCTCCACACTGGTCAGCCGTGAGGGTCAGGTCGGGAGGACATGGGACCTTCCCGTCTCCCCCCCCTGCACCCCCCTGGATGGGATCTGGAATGGACCGGGACCGGGACCCGCGCGAGGCGCGAGGATTCTCGGAAGTCTCGAGAATATTCTCGAGAGTGTCGCTAACATTCTCGGATGCACTGCAACTAGTGGAATACTCTGGTACTTTAGGCTTACCCGGCTTGTCGACCTTCTGGTGCTTGTTCCAGTTCCGAAGGTGGAAGTAATGTTGCCCATCAACCTCGTAGAGCACCACGAATTTGATGTCCACGAGCTCGTCGAGAGCATTCGCGAGAGTCTCGAGAACTTTCCCGGGAAACACCTGGCCCGCCAGCATCACCCTGTTGGCTCGACCGTTCCCATAGTCGTCTGCCAACAGGATGAGAGCGATCGATAGGACCCTGGCATCGGACGAGGCAAGGGCAAGCAGCTCGTCCTCGAGCCACTCTGGCTTGATGCTGCGAATTCGACTCATGCCGGCCTCCCGTGTTCGTTGAACCAGCAGTAACGTCCAGTATCTGGATTGCGCCTGTAGCACCACGAAGTAGGCGCCCACCCACTCACTCCGTAGACCGTGAAGTGCACTAGTCCCTGCAGTCGAAGGTCACCGAGCAGTCGAGACAGGGACCGGTGCGTGAGTCCCCTGTGTTCAGCCAGAATCTTGGCCCTGCTCAGGTGAGCCACACGTGGGCGCAGCCGCTTGATTGTCTCCAAGATTGAGCGTTCGTTGACCATGTGAGTCTCCAGTCCAAACCTCGATGACGTTGAACCCATCCCCCCTACGCGCCGGTTCCCACCACTCCACAACGTCGCAATGCTTGGGTGAGTCCGTCTCGATGATCCCCAGCCCGGAGTAGCGGATCACCCTATCGATGGTGTGCATCCGGTTGTATTGGGGGTGGCGCTTCGTCTGCTTGAGGTGCCGTATCCCACCCGGTTGCAAGCAGTCCACGGCCACCTTGCCCCAACTCGCAGTCGAGTCTGGTTCAGTGCTCGAGTAGCGGATGCAGGCAACGAACGGGCGTCCTGGTAGAGGGGTGTGGAGAGCGTTGGCCCTCCAGTTGATTGGGAGCAGCATCTGGCCCCGCATGGCCTGGTAGAGCCTGTCTCGGTCCGCCTTGGCCATCCAAGCAGCCTCCTTGCGCACCCTGTTCCTCGGCTTAACTACATCGAGCGCCAGGACGAACGTGGCAACCAGGATCCCAGTTGGCTCGGTCCTGATGGGCAGTCTCCTACCGGCCTGCAGTGGATGAGGCTCCCTCTGGGCCTGCTCATGGTGTGCCAGCCTCTGGAGGATGACTCCACGCACCTCCGAGAGTGAGTCACACCTGCAAGGGAAGGACATCAGTCTTCCCCGGCCGGCATGATTAGGGCGGTCCAGCGGGATAACCCGCCAGCGTGAAGCTCGTCCAGCCCAGCGAATTCGTAACGGATGGGATCGGTTGGGATCAGTGGGTGGCGTTGCTTGCACCAGCTGGATCCAGCTGCCTTGGCTACCTTTGCGAGCCTGGCCAGCAACATTGGGGCCACGATCATTGACGCGCACGAACCGGCATCAACACTAATACCATTCGTCGACTCGAGACGCATCGAGAGCTTGGGGGACACGTCATTGGCTATCTCGAGTGTCGCTGATGACTCTCCGCTTTCGATGTCGCGCACGATTGCGCGGCCCATACGCCCCGCCTCTGACACCCTGAACAGCACCTCGTCCCCAGGACCCATAACCTTGGTGATTGCCTGGATTGACTTCCCCCCTATTGTCCACTCGAGCTGGGCGGTGGACTGTCCACCAGAACCGTCTGTCGCGTCTCCCTTGTGACTCAGTCGCGAGTGACCGTCACTGGCTCGCACGTCCAGCGACGACCCGTGCACCGCCACCTCAACACAGTGCAGCTTGCCAACACCTACGAATGCCAGCAGCGCCACGAGCTCAGCCTTGATTGCCTTTAGACCCTCTGTTTCAACGTATTCCATGGTTCACCTCGAACAATCCGCGTTGTCCCGATCGCATCACGAACGGGTTGCCTTCTACGTATCCCGCCAACCGCGCTCTTGTTGCTGCGTGTGCTGCGTCCCCCACGTCGCAACCAGCAAAGCTCCTGGCCCCCCGTAGTGCCGCCTCGCCTACCGAGCCAGAACCCATGAATGGGTCAACCACCAGCTCCCCTACTACCGAGCTCTGAAGGACTAGCACTTCGGAAACGGCCACAGGTTTCTCCGTTGGATATCCTCCACGAATCGCTTTCGAGGTGATGACGTCACGGACCCCGAGGTCGTTCAGCTTCCGCTTGCCCTTCTCTAGAAACAGAATGAACTCGCAGCTGGCTCGGTAGTGGTACCCCATTCCGATCGAGACCTTGTCCCACACCAATGGCTTCCAGAACCGGAACCCGGCCGCCTCCGTGATTGGTTTGGCGACGAACATCGTTTCCGAGTCACAGAATACATAGCAGTGTGCGTCCCGCTTGAGCACACGGAACAGCTCACGGAACAGGGCATGGAATCTGCTGTTCGGGAAGATATCGAACCACGACCCCTTCAGCCTCGTGGTTGTTCCCTTCGAGCGGTGCTTCTCCAAAGACTCATAGGCTGGGTCGGTGATGACGAGATCCACCGACTCGCTAGGGAGCGAGCGAAGCCACTCGATGCAGTCGAGCTGGGAGAGCTGGTAGCAGGTCACACCACCCCCTGATGGTACTGAGCGTGGAGTTGCCGTTGGATTCCCCGCATCCACCAGTGGAGGAGGAGGCGTTGGGCACGCCATCCGCTTTCCGTCTGATGCTTGGCGCAGATGCTGAACACGCGGACAAGCGCTTGCTGTAACTCACTGGGGCTCAATGGCGTCCACTTGAAGCAGGTGGTCATCGTGCCACCTCAACGCGTCCTGAACGACAGAACTCCTCCCAGCACCTCCCAACGATTCCCGACCCGGGGAATAGGTCGTGGAACTCGTCGCTCGGCGCCGCGCCAAGTAGTTCGAAGAGCCAGGCCACGAATCGAATCGGCTTGCGGCCGACAAGCTGTGAGTCACCCCCACGAGCCACTGCCGCCACTAGAGCGTCGGGGGGCCCAGGCTTGAGCAATCGTGCTGGTTTGACGATCACGTACTCGTGGATGTTGCTGGGTCCGTTGGCGATGGCCCTGTTGTGGGTCTTCACCCATGGGCAGATTCTCACGTCTATCCAACACGGAACGAGTGATAGAACGTAGCGCAAGGCCTTTCGCGACGTTGAGAGAGCCCACCCGTCATACGTGACGAGCTGCTCTAGCAGACGGACGTGGTCCACCTCTCCGGCGTAGGTAGGCTCGTTGCGATAGTAGCGGTAGGCCAGACCAGGGTATGGGGGATCGCCATAACCCAGCCTCATTGTTCTGTCGCTCAGGGCCTTGGCGACGGATAGTCGTCTGGACCGGAACGCAGCCTGCCGACATTTGCGCGAGCAGTACCGGGCACGACTGTCCGCTACCTCGAGGGATTGCCGACACCACAGGCAGTCGCGGCCACCTGGAGCAGGCGACACGTCTCCTCGGTACCGAAGCGACTTGTCGGTATGAGCTCGAGCCGACGGCGACGTGTCTCCTCGAGGGTGTGGCGACGTGTCGCCGGAGTACTCTAGCGACGTCACAGCCACAGCCTCCCCTGTCCAACCTCACGGTCCTTCGTGCGCCTCCGAGTCTCGGCGTGCTCCGTCTTGTCGTAGGCAAAGTGGCAGCGCTGGCACATAGCCAGCAGGTTCTCCTCGTCGCAGTGCTCCGGCGTGTGATCGAGATGGGCAACGGTCAGCACCACGATTGAGCCGGTGACTGGGTGCGGCTGGTGGTTCCGTGCGTTGCACCTTCCGCCGTGGTCGTGGCCACAGCGGCCGTCGCACTCGCAGCGCCCGCGGGCACGCTCAGTGCGGAGACGCAAACTGATAGCTGGCCAGTCCCGTGGGTACCGGTCGCGGTTCTCGGGGCGGATGGTCATGGCAACCACGATGCCTCCATGAAGACCATCCACCCATCGCCCCAGTAGTAGGTCCCTAGCTCGTCATGACACGACGAAGCACCCATCTCTTCGAAGTCTGCCTGCGTCTCCTCGTCGTATTGTGTGTCGACAACCTCTCCGCTGTACTGGCTGCTAGCAATCAGCATCCTGGCCTCAAGAAACCGCACCCTAGCCCCAGCAGCGATCCAGCGATCGCAGAGGTAGTTTCCTGCGAGCGCATCACACTGTCGCGTTCTGTCTCTCCATAGAGCGTCGCACTCGATGTCTGGGTAACGTGAGCGGATGTGGAACATCACCACATGCCACGGGTATGCGATGACGCGCCACACGGACGCTGTGGATGGCAGGCGGCTCACAACCGCCTCCCCAGCACTGCTATCCAGCGGTTGCAGAGCCACACGTCAACGGCTGCGTCACCAGCTAGTTCGACGAACTTGTCGGATGCGGCGCAGTCGCACACAATTGTTGACGCACCAGAAAAGCAGACGTCACCAACTGCTTCCATGCGAGCTCGGTGGCCACCAGAGTACGACCCCCAGCATGCTAGGAGCTGCTTCACGACAGCCTCACAAGCGCAGTTGCTAACTGCAACAGGTACTTATCAGGAGCAGAGCGCATCATGTGTTGGCTGAATTCTTCTGCCTCGTGGTGAGCACTCAGCAGCAACACAGTCTTGTGCATCGCCAACAGCGCTACACGAACCTCGTAGTCGCTCGCAGGCCGCTGCTCCTGCACGGCGCCGACGATCTCTGCTATCGTTCTCACGCCAGCACCCCCACCGAAGCGGCCGCGTAGGCGAGGGCTAGGCGGTTGAGCGACTGTCGCGTTTCTGTAGCAGCTACCAGCACGCTAGGGGCGCGCTTGGCTACGTTGATGCGCGTTCCGGTCAGGAGGTTTAGCCGGATTCGCGGGGTTTTCTGCTCGTTTCGCTCACCCAACGAGCGCGGATTGTGGGTTCGTAAACCATAGGTCTCCGGTTCGAGTCCGGAAGGTGGCTCCGGAAATACCGCTAGATTCGTTGTCGGCGGGAAGTTGGGGAGAGTGACTGTCGCGTTTTTGTCGCACCTAGCAGCGGGCTCTACCTGCCTCACGCTCTGCAGGTGGACCTCAGCCTGCTCCCCCAGGATAGCTGCTCGAGGTCGAGCGTAGACCTGCTCCACCAGCTTGGCTGTCGTGTGGCCCAGCAGCCGACGGATCACGTCGGGAGGGACTCCTGCTTCAGCAAGCATGGTGGCCTGGGAGCGTCGGAGGTCGTTGGGGGTGACGCGCGGAACACCAGCTCGACGGCATGCCGCATTCAAGTCACGGCTGAGGTTCTTCCACGGCTGGAGCGGCAAGTATGGCTTGGCTGCCTCTACGAGAGCACGGAACGGCGATAGTATTGGAACCCAGCGCCTACTCCCATCCGTCTTCGTTCCAGCAATGAATGCTTCCCACTTGTCGAGGTTCAGTTGTGAGGGAACCATTGTCAGCGCTTCGGAGCGACGAATCCCCAACCCCACACAGAGCGCCACAAACGCCCCTCGGTGCCCAGTTAGTTCCGTGAGCAGCTTGGTTACCTCAACACCCGTCAACCAACGCTCTACTGGCTTGTAGCCAGCATGGAGGTCGAGAGGGCGTAGCTCCCCAATGTCTGCCGGGTAGCAACCGGCTCGCTTGGCGAGCTTGAGCACTTGGCAGAGAACAGTCACCTCCTTGGAGATGGTGTGCTCTGTGACTCCCTCCTCGCGTCGGGTCGCAATGTAGCGATCCACCGCGTCTGGAGTGACGTCAGAGAGACGAGCGCCAGGCATGAGACGCAACCAGTGGCCAAGCTTCTTCGTGACATAGTGGAGCGTCCCCTCACTTGCCGTTGCCTGCTTGCTGGCAACTAGCCTTCCGATCCAGTCCTCAAGGCCCGCGGCTTCCGCGGCTGCGTGGGCCGGATTAGCGGCAAGCAGTTCTCGCTGGTCTCTCCAGCGTCGCGCCGCTTCGAGCGTGCGGCACTTGGTAGACATTTGCTTCCCGGTGAGCGGGTCCGTGCGGATGTACCACGCCCCACCCTTTTCACGCTGGAAGAGCCCACGGTCTTGCGCTCGTTTTCTCGTACCCATTTTTCGATCGCCTCCTCGCTCACCATAAGCTTGTGCCGCTCCCCCCACGCTCCTGCCTCACGCATGATCGCAGTCGCCCGACGCCTGCTCACCTTGAGCCACTCAGCCACGTGGACGACCGTGAGGATTGTCATGGACACCCCAACACCTGCAGGTAGTTGGTCTCTACCCACTCGAGTACTCGAGAGGATGGAGTGAGCGTGTGAACGCAAACGGTCCACACTACGCGCCATAGTAACGTTTTCATTCTGCTACCTGCTCCCTTGCGGGGGCGAGCAGAGTGGTCACTCTGACCCCCACAGCAGCAAGTCGTCTCAGTGTGGCTGACGAGGCCTCGTTGCCGGCTTCAATTCGGTAGATGAGACCGCGATGGATACCACTTCGCTCTGCGAGCTGCGCCACGGTCATTCCTAACCGTTCCCGCTCGGCCTTCAGACGTGCTCCCATGTCGTTGGCTGCCATGTCTCTAATCTATGACAGATTCGTAAACATGAGACAACCCGAAATTCAGGACAACTCTGTCGCAAGCTTGCGACATGCAGACGATCTTCGAGAGAATAGCCCTGGCTGCTAGTGAGGCTGGTCTCACCGTCGCTGAGGTTGGACTCAATCGAACCCACGTCTACCGGTTCAAGCGTCCTGACGCGACCCTGTCCCAGCACTCCGCTCAGAAGATAGCAGAGGCCACTGGATGTTCCATCCACTGGCTGATGACTGGTGAGGGGCCAATGCGAGCTCATGAGTCACCCATCGACGTCTACCCCAACAGGGTCAGAGCTGAGCAGGCGGCGCGGGCTCTGCAATTCCCTGAGGTAGCTATTGCTCGGCTTCGCGCTATTGACCCTGGGACAGACCGTCCACTGGCGTGGTGGATCGAGCGGATCGAGTCCCTGGCGGCTGAGGTTAATGGCTCGAGCCGCTGATACCGCGGCTTCCAACTCTGCATCTGTCTCCAGCACAATGACACGCCATAGGGCGAGTTTACTCATGCTGCGGAAGTAGATAGTCAGCTTACGCCCCCCAGCGTCGCACCCTCCGATCGCACACAACAGCATCCAACAATAGTCCCATCCATTCACGATGGAGACGAATGACGCTATGTCACGTGCTGTCTCACTTGGGCGACTGCCCGTTCTTTTTATCTTTGTCGTTTTGTTGTCTCACTTCTGCGAATTAGTCGTATAACTGTGACAGGAGACAATGAGATGAAGGTCCACCCCACCATTCCCCCCCGTCCGATCCCACCACGCCCAGCGCGTCGAGCCAAGCTGCTGTCGGTGAAGCTCACCATTCGCTACCAGCGGGCGGTGCTGGTTGCCGACTCTGGCGACGCAATCTCGGTTGATGAGGCAGTGGTGTACGTTCGCCGTACCGAGTTTCGGAGGGCGTCATGATGTCGATGTCGCTCATCAAGGAGGGCCATGGCTTCCGCTACACGTTGCGCGAAGGCCGCTTCGTCGCAACGGGCTGGGCCCGTGGCAGCCGTCGTGATGCAGATCAGGAGGCTCGCGCTCACCTTGCGGACCTGGCGCGCGCCGACTCTTCGCGCGACACGATGCCTTCACCTGCTCCAATCCCACCGTGCCCAGAGTGCGATGGTACTGGCGGTTTCTGGGACCACAACCCAGACCACGAGCGCGTCGAGTGCGTGAAGTGCGACGGCTCCGGTGTTGCTGCCTGCGACGGCTGCGGAGAGCCAGCGGTAACTCACGATGACTCACACCCGGCGCTTCCAATCTGCCAAACCTGCCTCGACCTCTGCCACCACTGCGGCTCCAGGCCGCACACCAAGAAGCTACCAGGAACCACCGAGACGCAATGGTGCGACGAGTGCCTGGCCGAGCTTGAGCTGAACGAAGAGGAGTTCGCACCTAGGAGCTGTGAGGCTCCGCTCGAGGCTTGGGGGAGGGCGTCATGATCGAGGTGAAGCCTGATGGGCTCAACTGGCGGTGGTTCCTGACCATCAATGGGAAGGTCTACCAAGGTCTGGAGATGAAGGAGTGCTGGGCGCGAAGCGCAGCAAAGCACTTTGCCAAGATTCTTGCGGAAGGAGATGTACGATGATCGACGTTGAATATTGGAAGAACCGCGGGCGAGAAGACCAGCGACGAGACCGGTTCCCACTGTTCCGTAGTACCCGCCGGTTTGGGGTCATTGCAGATGGCGACCATCAGCCACCATTCGCCTCAGATGAAGACGAGACTGAAGCTGGGACAGCCTACCTGGAAGGGTTCGAGGAAGACCAGAGCTACACCGTAGGATAGACCGTCGAGGCTATTGGCCTCCGGATGACGCAGAGAGTCAACGCGACTCAGCCCGCCCCCTCACGACTAGAACGTTGCCTGCTGCGTCGCCCGGAGCCCATCAGCTCACAGATACCCCAGGGTGGGTTGAAGCGTCACCTGCTCCAGTGGTGAGGCCGCACGGGCAGACGTGCGTTAGGAGGCATCGTGGACGAGCAAACGAAAGGCGGATTCGTGACAGGTTTCGCCAAGGTCAAGGTCGTGATTGGAGACGACGAGAACGACTCAAGTCACGTCGAGTTTGAAGGAGAGGGACGCGAGGCGTGGCTTACGGAAACGCTGGTCACGATTCTCGACCGTGTCTTCCGCAGCAACGAAGAGGAAGAGAGCGACGACAAATGACCAAATACATCACCTTCAACGGGCAACACTGGCGCCTTCGCATCGAGCACGACTTCCTCTCGTTCCGCACGTCCAGGAACGGGACCTGGGAGCTTGCTTCGGACCAGCAAGAGCACGGCGCAATTGCTCTCCTAGTCGCCACCGGTATGGCAACCGTGAGCGACAGTGACCCAACACAGGATGTCGGTATTCAACTGGCGAGGTACGAATGAACAAGCCAATCGAAGCCACAGCCGGACGCATCCTCGAGCGTGGCACAGTCGATTACGACGACCTAGAAGGTGACCACTACAGCACGCTGAAGGAGATGGCCAGGTCGCCAAAACACTACCGCTGGCGGCTGCAACACCCCCGCCCCCAAACGCACAGTACCGGCCTCGGCCACATCTCCCACACCGCCGTCCTCGAGCCTGGCCGCTTCCTCACTGACTTTGTGTTGATGCCAGACAAGTGGCCGGGTAGGGACACGAAAGCTGTGAGGTCGGGGAAGGTATGGGAGGCATTCCGCGACGAGAATGCAGGCAAGACCATCATCAGCCGTGACGACTACCGCACTGCGATCGCGCTATCGGAATCGGTGCGCGCTGACGAAGTGGCCATGATGTACCTCGGATGCGGCCGGGCTGAGGTCGCACTACAGTGGCACGACATCGAGACTGGAGCGCTGTTGGTCGGCCGCGTCGATTGGCTCAACGAAAGCATCCGGGATCGCCCGTATCTCGTCGACCTGAAGGGGACAAGGTGCGCGGAGACGTGGAGCTTTCAGCGCGACGTCGCGAAGTATTGCTACCACATCCAAGCCGCAATGTACGTTGACGGCTACAAGGCTGCCACTGGGGTTGAGCCTGGCTACGCCATCGTAGCCGCTGAGTTCGAGGCACCGCACGACACCGTAGTCTACATCGCTCCAGACGACGTCCTCGATATTGGGCGTGATGCCTATCGGGAATGGCTCCAACGCAAGCAGGAGTGTGAGCTGGCAGGAAAGTGGCCTGGGATAGGCAACGGGCTACCAAAGACTCTCGTGCTCCCACGGTGGGCAATGCCAGACGATGACGCAGATGGCGACGATCTAGGGTTGAAAGGATTCTGACATGGTGGACAGGCCAACAACGTTCGACGACCTATACCCTGGACGCTTCCTAAAGGCTGGAATGTTCAAGGGCGCCAAGGTGACCATGACAATTTCGGATGTGGTGCGCGAGGAACTGGAGGGCGAAGACGGCAAGAAACACAAGGTGCTCATCTCGTTCAGAGAGCGCCCCCTCCAGCTCGTGACCTGCAAGACGAACGGGCTGTGCATTCGCGCCATGTTTGGCGATGATGTGCGCGCATGGGTTGGGAAGCGGGTGACACTGTTCCCATCGAAATGGAACAACGAGCCATGCATCCGCGTATGGGGAAGCCCGGACATCAACGAGGACTTCGAGGTTGAGGTGAAGCTCCCGCGGCGGAAACCGATTCCGATGATGATGCATGCTGTTGGGACAAGGCGTGATCCTGGTGAGGAGGGGTGAGTCACCCCACCCCCGATGGTCGTAGCAGCGGTTCGACTCCGCTGCGGGGGACTACTGCTGCGTGAACTCCACGAACGTGCTCGATGGGACCTCGCTGCCGATTAGGTAGACGTCATACGTGATGCTCGTTGCTAGCAAGCATGACCCGCTTGAGTTGATGTAGGCTGTGCTGCTCTTTGCTCCAATGGAGAACACCCTACTTTGGCCCCACAACTCATTACGAAGGTCGGAAGTTCCAGCTGACTGCACTACGTACTTGGGAGGTGTGCTCCCGCTATAGGCGTCGATTGCCACCGGTATCGAGCAAGCGTCATCTGCGAAGAAAGTGCTTGTGTACGGTTGGTATTGTGGCAAGCACCTGATTGACCCATCGGCGTGATACGATGGTGTGCACTTCACTCCTAATAGCGTGTCCCAAAAGTAACTCGTTGAGTAGCTTGACCCGTCGGCTCCAGCGACCTGGACTAGCTCCAACCTACTCCCACTTGAGAACACCGGCGGCTCCTGCAAGCCGTCCAGGCCGTCTTGACCATCTGTACCATCCGTTCCGTCAGCACCATCTGCACCATCCGCAATCGCAACGGACACGCCTCCACATGTCACCGTTGCCCCTGCCGCAGTGTCTGTGACCGTGCAGTTGACCCCATCTATTCCGTTGACGCCATCGGTCCCATCAACACCATTGGCGCCGTTCTTGCCATTGGCTCCATCATCGCCATCTTGGCCGTCGGCGATGTCCACGGAGGTGCCATCAGTGCACGATATCGTGGCCCCCTCATCAGTATCCACCACGGTGCAGCTGGTCCCGTCCTTGCCATCGTCTCCATTGGTTCCGTCTGGGCACTCGATGCGGACCTCACCATCGTCGTTCACAACAATGCAGTTGTCGTCGGTGCCTGACTCTGCTCCTCCCTCGCCCCCACCATTCTGGCCGTCTGTGCCATTGACTCCGTCCTTGCCGTCATCCCCGTCCTTGATGATGGCGGTGCTGCCATTGGGGCAGGTGATCTCAGCGCCTTCGTCTACCTTCTCAACGCTGCAGGCGTTCTCCCAGTCATCGTTGCCACAACTGGTGCAGATGACGAGTGCCAGTCCAGTCAGTAGTCGGTGTGGTTGCATTCTCGCAGGATATCAGCGGGGTGGCTGCCAATGGATGGTGGGCTGATGTAGTCACCCGACGCCAACCACGCAAACAGTTAGAATCGCACCATCCTCCATGACCCACCATGCCAGCGTCCCCTCCTTTCGTGGGTACCAACAGAGCTCTACACCCGCGTCAAACTCCAGAATTGCGCCCCAGATTCCGTCCACTGTGGCTACCTCGATGATGGTCATGCAGTAGAGGTCGGACAGTGGTGGCGTGAGTTGCTGGTGTTGAACTGCGCTGGCGAGTACCGTCTATGGAATGAATCGAGTAACAACTGTCCCAGTTCCGCGTGGCAACTCCACCGTAGATGTAGACGTCTCCTTCGACTCAGTCACTGGGGAGGTGTGGGTGAAGCGTCATGACGAGCCTGAATCGTCCTATCGGCACATGGACCATGTAGAAGTCAATGTGAACGATCCTGATCCTGACGTTCGGGATATCGCAATTCAGGCGGCACACCTGTTCTAGTCGCTAGTCAGCCCGTCATCGTAGCCAGCAACCTCACGGCGTTTGGCTGCGTCCATCGCGTCCCAGTCAACCTTCAGTGGCAGTAGAGCCAAGTGTCCATCTGTGACCACCTGGCGTTCTGCGTTGTCTTCCTTGTGGACAGGTGGCGCAAGGACGGGAATGGCTATGCCAGCGGGACTGGACAGCTGTTCCATGCGCCGTCTCTGCTGCTCAAAGTCAACAGCAGCTAGACACCACTGGTAGTAGTACGTGTTCCACAGTGACTTCAACAGCTTGGTGTAGTGCTCGACGTCTGCTGTGTAATATCGTTCCGTCTTGAGTGCCCTCGCGAATCCTTCCGGGTCACCGATTGCAGCAGCAGACCACGAACGAGGCCGGCTCTTGAGGAATGCAAGCTGTTGGGCCACCCCATCCTCGGCAGTGGGGAAAGCCCTCCACTTGCACGCTGTTGTATTTGACACGCTGGTTGGATGCTTTCGCAACCATACGTCATGCCCAGGCCAGCCCACCTCAGGACCAGGGTGGAACCAGACCACCTTGCCATTGATGATCTCGTTGCACCCAAAGCAGGTCACATCACCGTCCCACTTTGGCGTTGCTTTCACGTTCCCGAAGTTGAACCAGTGGAGCGACTTCCAGTGCCCCGTCTCGAGGGCACTCTGGGCAACGTGGCAGGCCAGTACGTGCGGGTCCAGCGGTAGGTGGACCGCGAATGCTCGGCACGCTTCCTTGGGCGTCAGTGGCGTCAGCTTGTCTACTAGATACATCACTCTGCTCCATCGGTAAGGGAGTCGATCTCCCTGGTGGCAATCTCGTCGTAGACCTCGGGAAACTCGGCCTTCAGTCGCTCCACTGAGGTGACCTGGCGCCCCGCTCGCTCCACCAGGCAGTTCGCCCGCTTAAGCCAACGGCGCGTCCGTTTTGGCTGCCAGTCGAGTAGCTTCGAGACTTCCGAGATGGTGAGGTAGATTGGGATCACTGGTCTGCTCCAAACTGGGTGAGAGCCGCTGCCAGCAGGCGCCTAGCCTGGGCCTCAGCAGCGGCCAGAAGTCGTTTCCGCTCCACGTTGGGGTTGGTAACCTGGAGCTGCAGTTCGGACGCCACACGCTCGGCTGGGCTCCCATCATCCCTGGTCTTGAGCCTCTTGCCTCGAGCCTCTAAGGAGGCCTTGCCAGCGCCCACCAGGGTCATCACCGGAACCAGCCTGCCAGGTCGCACCCCCGACAACTCCCACCGCGCCCCAGTCTCCCCGAAGTACCCTTCGAGTGCACGGTACTGGAGCGGACTGCATTGGGTCAGAGCTCGAGAGATGACGGCAAACCTCCTCAGAACCCAGTCAGATGGCTCGTAGCCACTCTCCACTGGCGTCCTGGGACGAGGGCAAGCCTCCAGCGCCCCGTCATGGTCAACGGCGTCCTGGTGCCGCAGGACACGCTTGTCACGCTCTGACCACTCTCGGTGCCAGGCGGAGTAGGTCGACTCTATCCGACGTCCCTCCGAGTCGTGGCCGAAGGTCTGGGCCGCCTCAAGCCGGGCTCCTTCCTTGGACCGGTCGAACACCGTCTGGGCTACGCCGAAAAACCAGGTCAGGTCTGCCTCGACCCTAGATGGTCTACGCATGTTCATTCAGTAACATGTTGGACGATGTATTGCCAAGACGAACTACTACTATCCAGCGAGGGCCAAAACGACCCAACCAGGGACAACAGGGACGCGATCTAGGTAGTGGGCAAGAGACTCTCAGGCAGGACAGTCGACGCAATGCTCAGAGTCGCTGAGGCCAAAGGCGTCCGAGCTGCAGCCGAGCAATTCGGCGTTAGCGAACGGACCGTGGTCAGACGGCGAGCAATCGTGGAGCAACAGCACAACGCATGCGAGGCGATTGCACTCCAGGAGCACACGGACCAACTATCCGCGACATTCGGCCTTGTCCTCCAGCGTCTTGCCGAATTGATACCGGAGGCCGGCATGGTGGAGACGTTGGAGGCGGTCAAGACGTTGGGGGAACTCAAGCTCGCACATGACGCACTCCTAGGCGAGGTGACAGGTGAAGGCGCTAGCGACCCTCGAGAGGGTACGGAGGCTCCAGAAAACAGCCAGAGTCTACAGGGACCTACGGCAGGCCAGGACCCAGCGACGGCAGGCCAGTTCTACCAGCATTGAGGGCACGCTCGACTTCCTCGAGCTACGGTCCCCCCACCTCAGGCGACCTGAACACTTCCGCCTCTACGCCGAACGGCTCGACCGCGCAATTGGCGGCAACGTCCGGATAGTCTTCTCGGCTCCCCCCCAGCATGGGAAGACCGAGGTCACGGTCCATGGGCTGGCGCTCGCTGCAATTCGTCACCCAGAGCTGCGCCACGCCTACATCACCTATTCGGCTAAGAGGGCGCGAACCGTAAGCCGAAAGGTCAGGAGACTCCTGGCAGACTCAGGGGTGGTCACGACGGGAACGCTCGACATGATCGAGCTACCCCAAGGTGGCCAAATCCTGTTCGCCGGCATTGATGGTGGTATCACAGGAAACCCTGCCGATGGCCTTGTAGTCATTGACGACTACCTGAAGAACCGGAAGGAGGCCGACTCTAGCAGGCGCAGGGAGGTCATTCTTGACACCACCAGGGACGCCGTCATCACCCGCGTTCACCCTGGGGCGTCCATCTTCGTTCTAGCCACTCGCTGGCACCCCAAGGACCTGTCGGCAACCCTCAGGGAAGAGGGATGGGAATACCTCAACCTGCCAGCAATCGCTGAGGCAGGTGACCCCAACGGGAGAGAGGTCGGCGAGCCACTGTTCCAGGAGATGTGGCCGATTGAGGCTCTGGAGCAGAAGAAGCGAGAGGTTGGTGACTTCACCTGGGCAGCGCTCTACCAGGGCAGGCCACGCCCCAAGGGTGGCAAGGTATTCCACGAGCCAACCTACTACAGCGTTCTACCCACGAACTACCAGATCGGACTTGGGACAGATCTCGCCTACACCGCGAAAACAAGCGCCGACTGGTCCGTCCTGGTCAAGCTCCTAAAGGAGGAAAGGCCAGGAAAGCCCCTGTTCTACGTGGCACAGGTCGACCGCGCACAGGTAGACGCTCCAGCCTTCGCCCTCACCCTCAAGGCTCGGTCGGTCACACATAAACGCCCGATTCTCTGGAGAGCCTCTGGCACCGAGAAGGGGGCAGCGCAATTCATCAAGAACAGCGGGATCCCAATCGTGGTCAAGCAACCACCAGGGGACAAGCTGGTCAGCGCCACGGATGTCGCAGCAGCGTGGAACGATGGTCGTGTTCTGGTCCCCGACCCTGAGGTGTTCCCCTATCCGTGGCTCAATCCCTTCCTCGACTGTGTGGGCAACTTCACGGGCAACGGGAAGGAGCAGGATGACGACGTAGACGCACTGGGCAACGCACACGCTTCATTCAAGCTCGGCTCCGCATTTGGCGCTGGGGCTCCAGGTGGTCCCCGTGGTGGCGACAGAACGGTTTGACGAATGGCAACAGAACCACAAGGCACTCGAACAGTAGGCTGGAACCCGGCCAAGATTAGGCTAGCCGAGACCATGGCGGACTCTGGTAAGCTACAGCTTGCCGCAGACCTCTGTGAGCGGATGTTCTCGGACGATCGCTATGGCGGTGTCATGGAGACCCTGGCATCAATCGTCGGTCTGCCTCTCACGTTCGAGCCTGGCATTCCGGGGGCCGATCCAGAAACCGACCCAGCTGTCCAGGCGCTGGGCAGTGCTCGGGGGGATTGGTGGACGATGCTCCCCGAGCAGACGTTGGGGGAGGCTATTCGATGGCTCCGCACGCTTGGGCTCTGCCTATTCCATATCCGTGAGTGGGTCCGCAATGAGGATACCGGCAGGATTGTGGCCGACATCGAGGTCTGGTCACCTCGATGGCTAGAGCTCACGAAGGACGGCTGGGTCGTAGAGACGTCAGAGGGAAAGGTCAGCATCACCCCAGGAGACGGGGAGTGGATGATCTGGACTGCGTTCCGCAAGAATCGTCCCTGGGCCATCGCACCGTGGAGAGGACTGGCGCGGTGGTGGCTCGCCAAGGCTCTGGCCATCCTGGATGAGATGGATTACGGAGAGAAACAGGGGGACGCCAAGATCGTCGCCGAACAACTTGGCGTGGAGTACGGGCTGGACGAGCCGCAACGGCTCAAGCTCGTGTCTGACCTCCGTGCACTAGGGCGCAAGGGTGTCTACGCCCCACCTCCGGGGGTAACTCTGAAGCTGCTCGAGTCGAGCGGGAAGACGGCGGAAGTTTTCGCCGCCATCATCAGGCAGGCGGACACGGCGTACGCGGTCTCCCAGCTCGGGGGTAACCTATCGGCAGAGGTGAGTGGTGGCTCGTTCGCAGCCGCCTCTGTGCACTCACAGATGACTGCAGACCGGATCACATCACTGGCGCAGCTCGTCTCCACTGAGAGTCACTACCAGCTGCTCATCATGTGGTGCGAGTTCAATCTCGGTCACCGGAACGCCCCATGGGCGACATACGACACCACCCCACCTGAGGACCGCCAGGCGAAGGCACAACAGCTGAGCACCACTGCACAGGCAGTGTCGTCGCTCCAGTCCTCAGGCCTCCCCTTGGACGCTCAGAGGTTGGTCGAGGACTATGGGTTGCCAGTTGACCTTGACCGACTCGAGGAGGTGAGGCAGGGCCAGATCTTCCAGTACCACCTCACGTTCGGGGTACTGACGCTCAACGAAATCAGGGAACGATTGGGGCTGCCCGCACTTCCTGGAGGTGACGTCGCACCGGTACCAATAGCTGCTCCACAAGGTGAGTTCTCTGCTCGTGGGCAAGCGTCCACTATTGGTCGGCTCAACTACACTCGCAACGTCATACAGTCCAAGGCCAATCGTACGGCCAGGGATGTGCTGGACGAGGGGGACAGGCACATCAGCGAGCTCGAGGCCCAGGCAATCGAGTCAATGGTGGACGACACCAGGCCGAAAGTGGAGGCGCTGGTTGCCTTGGTGAAAAGCAGTGGGGTCGAGGAAGCAACAGACCAGGCGAGTCGTACGAAATGTCTGGAACAGTTGAGGCGCAAAGTCCTCGACTACTACGGCACGCTGGAGCCTGCTACCTACGCCGACACCATGGAAAGGGTGGAGGTTCTAGCGGCCATGACCGGGGCGTGGTCTGCCACGTCCGAAGCGGGGTGACCATGACTGCTGCAACGATTCTCTCCATCCTTCTCCGACTCGCTCCCACTGCAGACCAGGAACTACTCGAGCAATCTGCATTCGCTATCCAAGACGTCGCCCGAAACGAGACCGAGCAAGCGGTCCTCATTGCCGACGCAGAATTCGTCCAGCGCCCCACTGACCCGTGGGGTGTTGGGAGTTGGTGCCATGGCGTGAAGCGGGGCACTCCTGGGCAACGGCTCCATGCTGGGGCCAGGTGTGCGTTGAGGGTTTGGCGCAAGTAGTACTCGCCAAGAAAACCGAACGGCTGCAACTCAGCCTTGAGCCAGCGAGGTTTCAAGAGGCCCTCGACTGGCTCTGGGAACGCACGCCCATGCTTGCCGACGAGTACTATGCTCTGAGCAAGAGGGCTGCCGACCGTGCGTTCACCATCTCCAACTCGGCGGACGTCGACCTGGTGGCGTCCGTCCTCCGTGACATCGACAAGGCACTGGCCACTGGCGAGTCCGTCCAAGGCTTCACAGAACGCGTACGGGATAAGCTCGAGGCAGCCTGGGGTGGCTCGGTGGCGAACCCAGGCCACCGAATAGAAACCATCTACCGCACCAACATCCAGTCGGCATTCTCTCGAGGAAGACAGGCGCAGCTCGACCAGCCCATGGTCAAAAAGCTGCGTCCCCTCCGTGAGTTTGACGCCGTCTCAGACCGTCGCACGTCAGCCATTTGCGAGGAGTGCAACGGGACCGTGGTCGACGCTGACGATCCGTGGCTCGACTCCCACACCCCTCCCCTGCACCACCAATGCCGCTCGAAGATACGAGCACACCGAGCGAGCCAGCGACGGCTGAGTCAGACCAAGCCGTCTGTCGTTCCCTCAGGAGGCTTCGGTGGTCGTCCCGGTGGACCCAAGGATGTGCTGCAGCCGCTGATGCTGGACACCACTAAGTTGGACCCAGAGCTAGCTGCCATGGCGCTCCAGAAGGAGGAGAAGCGCAAGGGTGCCAAGCCCAAGCCAGTCACCGAGCGGAAACCGAAGGGGCCGGAGGGGCCGGGGCTGAAGAACGGAAAGATGCTCACCGACTCGGTTGA